ACAGTGTCACAAAGTTCTTTAGAAATGTATATGATACTCCTCGACCTGGCAAACAGAATACTACTGTTTTACCTGCTATCATTCTTTTTGCTTTATCGTAATCCCATTCTGGTGTTTCTGCTTCTTTCTTTGCTTTTGCAGCTGCTGATTTAACAGTAAATCCTTTTGCCATACTAATGTTCAATTATAATTATATAATACACTATTATCTATACGTTGTCAATAAGAGTGCTTTGTGATGTTATCCGAATTGACCCTCATGTTCCGTATAATACCAAGTTACTGCAACTCTTTTTTTACCTGATGTAACTTTTTCTCCCGAATGTGGATAACACCAATTTGATGGAAATATTAAACCTTGACCAACTTTAGGTTTATATGACTCATGTGGAAACAATGTTCGACCTCCTTCAAAATCATTTGTAAGATAAACGATAACTGATATGACTCGACGAGATTCTTTATCATTTACATAATCACCTGTATCATGATGATAATTATAATGTTGATTTAATTCATAATCAATGATACCTATCGACTCTCTCCAACATGTTGTTGCTCTTCCACCTACCATTGGATAATCATTAAACAAATGATTTATCTTCATTAGTCGATTCTTATATTCATATAAAGCTTCATTAATTTTTGTATGAAACTTTAATGTAAGAGGATGAGTGTCATCTAATGAGGTACCATTACTACTTCTAATATTATTATCAATCGAATCTGTATTCTCCTCACTCATGATGGTGCATGGAGAAAATTCTAAAGTATCAATATAAGTGTTTAATTCACTAACTTCTTCTTCTGTCAGAATATCAAGTATTTGTATCAGTTGGTTCATTAATAAGAATGTTCTTCAATTCTACCTTGTATGCAAGCATCATCTATACATTCAACGTATGTAAGTTCTTCTTTAAAATATGAATAATATATTTTTCCCCAGATTATATCAAACTCCTCTTGATTTAAATTCTTAAACAGACATTTATCGTTTAGGTAGATGTGATAGTTTTTCATTTGTCTTTTCTTAAAACAACTACTGGTGCGATGACACGATGAAACTCTCGAAAGTATTCCATACGGTCTTTTGCATACTCACGTTCTTCTTTCTTTTTAGTCATCCTTTTCTGTAATGATTACTTCTTCTGTATCAATATTAAATCGAAGTTCAGTTCCCTCATACCAATTCATGTCATTCATTATCCATTCTGGTATGATAGTATAGTATTCCCCAGTGTTCGGATCAGTCTCTATGGTGGTAAAAATTTCTGCGGGATTTTTTTTCATGTAGATGGATTTCATTTTTCTTTTTCAGTTTATATATTATTGGGAAAATTTTTGTATATAAAATGCAACATTTATCACGCTTCCGTAACACTTTGTAGGTTAGGTTCCCTCCGCATTTTTAAAAACGGGGGGTTTAACCCCCGTAACTGCTGTAATCACGAACGAATGATATTAAAGTTATAATGAGAGAATGTAGGTCTGTCTACCAACTTATAAAGTCCGTGACGACCTGCCATAACGTACCCTTCACCCATGACATAATCATTACCTAACCAACAATCACACTTGAAATTATCTCTTATCAGTTTTGTGAACTCTGTCTTTATGTTCTCAACCAACAACCACAACCTAACAAGTTGATAGTTTGCGAACTCCTCCGCAACTATCTCATCTCCGTCCTTAATATACGCATTCAAATCTTTCTTAAGTTGGATTGCCTCCTTTTCGTCAACGAACTCAACAAGAGTTGCCATCTGACGGGCAAACCTAATCATCATGTCAATATCCATAACTGGCATTAATGCTTCTTTGTCTGTAATCCACGCATCAGGTTGAACGAACATTGTCGGGTCTAATTTCTCTGTTAAGGGTTCTGCGTTCATCTCTTTAAATGTTGCTCCCTTATACTCTGTATGTGGTGCAACGACGACTCCCACATTCTGAACTTCGTCAAAAGTATAAGAGATTGCATTCGGTTTATAATCTCTGTAACCTCCGAACCCGATAAAGTCACCTTGAAATACACGACCCTCAAAACCGATACGGGGTAGACAATGCAAACAACGTATTAAGATTGATTGCAATCCGAAGTCCTGATGGTTTCTTTCTATGTCCTGTACTGTATAATTAACCTTTGGTCTAACCCTATTAAATACGGACTTCGTGCCTACAAAAAACTTTCCGTTGTCTGGATTAGTTCCCCATACGATTGCGGGAGACCCGTCAATTTTAACTGAGTATGAGTTGTTCATTCTGTCCGCAAATGCGTCAAGTACAGATAAATCACCGCAGAGGATTGAATCCTCTGGGTGTTGAATGTGTAAGTTCTTCATATTAAGCAAAGATAGGGTCTGCGTACTTACTGCAAGGGTGTGGATTCTCTGGAGAGTTTCCGAATGACCCAATGAACTGGTCTAACTCTTTGATTGCTTCGTCAGATAGGTCATCAAAGTCAACTCCGCAGATATGGTCAACTCCCCACTCTGCGACCTCGAAAACGAACTCTTCCCAATCGCAACAAATGTATGCGACGTTCTCAAAGTTTTTTACTTTGAGGATTCTTTCTGAAATTCTTTGAACTTGTGGTAACATAATTTTGGAATTAGTTTTGTGGTTATGTACTTATTATAAAGGATTTTTGTCCAGACCGTGGGTGAATGTCTGGACATTGAAACAATTAGAAATATTTCCTTTCACCAAGTGAAAGAGGTCTTTCACCATACTCACCGCAGTGAGTGTTCATTGTGTCTAATGCCTCTGCATATCCGTACTGCTCAGACATTGTGTACATTACGTCATCAATTTCATCAGGTGAACAGAAAAGGTTTTCTGTCTCTTGAACTTTACCAAGTTTGTTATAAGCAATGATTTTGTAATCGAACATAATTTTTAAATTTGTTTTGTATACTTCTATTATAAAAGGTCAGGTGCCCAAGTGCGAGCACCTGAAACAATTATTTACAATCCAGAAATTTCTTGAATCATCTCATTCATTTCTGTTAAGTCTGCCTCCCCCCAGTCTGCTCCATCAGGTGTTGCATCATTTTCAAATACTCCGTAGATGTACTGTAAAAATTCTGGGTAATCTCTGCACTCTTTTGCACATTCATATAAACCCTGCTCATTGTTAATCCATAGAGCACAATTCCAAGTTGTCCAATCTGTCCACCCGTTATACTCTCTCTTTGGTAAGTCTGTTAG